CCAAAGGACCGCCGCCTAGCCTTTCTTCACATCGCCGCAGGTTAGAAAACTTTTTTTGGGGTTCCCCAGCCGATGATTAATAGGAGTTTTCGATTATGTCAGGACCGCCGAAAACCCCTACCCATCTGCGTTTGGTGAGGGGTAACCCTTCCAAACGACCAATCAACAAAAACGAGCCGCAGCCACCTAAAGGGGTCCCCCCAGTTCCCAAGCATTTTGACAAGCAGGGGAAGTACTGGTTTAAGCGGATGGCCGAAGAACTTGATGCCATTGGCGTCATATCTCAGCTGGATGCCAGAGCTCTGGAGTTGCTGGTAGAGGCATATACGGAATACCGCCATCATTGTGAAACGCTGGTTCTGGAAGGTTATACCTATGCGGTATACAGCGATGATGATGCTGATGAAGGGAAAAAACGTGAGATACGCATGATCAAGCCGCATCCGGCAGCCATGATGAAAGCTGATGCCTGGAAGCGACTTCGCGCGATGTTAGCGGAGTTTGGTATGACTCCTTCCAGCAGGTCTAAGGTCAGTAAAGACAAACCAGACGATGATGACCTGTTAAGTCAATTTCTTAATTCGAGGGACTGATGGCTAAAGTTTCTGATGGCATACGTTACGCCGAACGCGTCGTTGCCGGGGAGGTTATTGCCTGTGAATTTGTCCGTCTTTCCTGCCAGCGATTTCTTGATGATCTGAAGCACGGTGGAGAACGTGGCATCTATTTCAGCGAGCCCCGCGCACAACATATCCTCAATTTCTATAAATTCGTGCCTCATGTTAAAGGAGCACTGGCAGGACAGCCGATTGAGTTGATGGACTGGCATGTTTTCATTTTGATCAACATCTTCGGTTTTGTTATCCCCCTGGTAAATGAAGAAACAGGCGAAATTGTGCTGCGTAATGATGGCAGTGGTCGTCCTGTGATGGTCCGCAGGTTTCGCACGGCATATAACGAGGTAGCCCGTAAAAACGCCAAGTCGACATTATCCTCTGGCGTTGGTCTCTATATGGCTGGCGCCGATGGTGAGGGCGGGGCAGAGGTTTATTCCGCAGCGACAACGCGGGATCAGGCTCGCATCGTTTTTGAAGATGCGAAAAACATGGTTAAAAAAGCGAAGCCCACACTGGGGCGACTGTTTGAGTTCAATAAACTGGCGATCTACCAGGAGCAGACAGCATCCAAGTTTGAGCCGCTTTCTTCTGATGCCAACAATCTGGATGGTCTCAATATCCATTGTGGCATCGTCGACGAACTTCATGCGCATAAAACCCGTGATGTCTGGGATGTTCTGGAAACTGCAACCGGCGCACGATTGCAGTCTCTTCTGTTTGGCATAACGACTGCCGGGTTTAACAAAGAAGGGATTTGTTACGAGCTGCGTGATTATGCCATTAAGGTGCTGCGTGGCTATAACAGCGAAGTGGAAGGCGCGGTTAAGGATGATACCTTTTTCGCCATTATCTTCACGCTGGATAAGGATGATGATCCATTTGATGAAACGGTCTGGCAAAAGGCTAACCCCGGACTCGGTATCTGTAAGCGCTGGGATGACCTTCGCCGTCTGGCTAAGAAGGCCAAAGAACAGGTTTCCGCCAGGGTTAACTTTTTCACCAAACACATGAATATCTGGGTGACCGCTGAGTCAGCCTGGATGGACATGATTAAGTGGGAAAAATGTGAGTTCATAGCCCCCCGTCATGAACTGAAAACCTACCCGATGTGGGCTGGCGTGGATCTGGCCCACAAGATTGATATTTGCGCTGCGGTAAAACTCTGGCGGGCAGATAACGGTCATGCGCACGCAGACTTTAAATTCTGGTTACCAGAAGGGCGACTGGAAAAATGTTCCGCTCAAATGGCGCAGATGTATCGCAAATGGGCTGAGCTTGGGAAGCTGGAACTGACCGATGGTGATGTTATCGATCATGCGCAGATTAAAGCAGATTTTCTGGAATGGATTAGCGGCGAAAACCTGAAGGAAACTGGGTTCGACCCTTGGAGCGCAACGCAGTTTAGCCTGGCTCTGGCAGAAGAGGGTGTACCGCTGGTGGAGGTTCCGCAGACGGTCAGAAATTTTTCTGAGTCAATGAAAGAGGTGGAGTCTCTGGTTTATGGCGGGCGTTTTCATCACAGCAATCATCCGGTTATGAACTGGATGATGTCTAACGTCACCGTCAAGCCTGACAAAAACGACAATATCTTTCCGAACAAATCCACGCCAGAAGCGAAAATAGACGGGCCTGCCGCCTTGTTTACCGCAATGAGTCGCATGCTTGTAAACGGCGGCGAACAACAGGACAGCCTCTCTGACCATCTGGAAAGTTACGGCGTCCGTTCATTATAAAGAGGCAGTTATGATCCTGATGATTCTCGCCCCACTGATCGGGGTGATGGGCGCTATTTTGCTTTCGTTTGGTGTATGGATGATTTATCCGCCTGGAGGCTTAATCAGTGCGGGTATGCTTTGCCTTATCTGGTCATGGCTGGTTTCCCGCACGCTTTCGCTGGCCGGGAAAACATTGCGAGGAGGGACTGACTGATGTTTTTCCCCGGAATGTTCAAAAAAAGTGACGCCCCTGTCACTACTCCGGCAGAACTCGCTGAAGCAGTGGGAATGACTTACGACACCTATACAGGGAAAAGGGTAAGCAGCCAGAAAGCCATGCGGCTTACAGCAGTTTTCGGTTGTATCAGGGTTCTTGCTGAGTCGATGGGCATGCTGCCCTGTAACCTGTACAAGATAACCGGAAACAGTAAACAAAAAGCGACTTCCGAAAGGCTGCATAAATTACTGACGATGAAGCCAAATGATTACATGACCCCTCAGGAGTTCTGGGAACTGGTCATTGTCTGTCTTTGTCTTCGCGGTAATTTTTACGCCTACAAAGTTAAAGCGCTTGGCGAGGTGGTGGAGCTTCTTCCCATTGACCCAGGGTGTGTTGAACCAAAGCTTAACAGCCAGTGGCAACCGGTTTACCAGGTAACATTCCCCGATGGCTCAACAGACGTGCTTGGGCAGGATGATATCTGGCATGTCAGAACGCTTACCTTTGACGGGCTGGTGGGGCTGAACCCTATAGCCTATGCAAGAGAAGCAATATCTCTGGGAATGGCAACAGAGGAACATGGGGCGCGGTTGTTCTCAAATGGCGCGGTTACCTCCGGCGTACTCCGCACTGAGCAAACGCTCACTGACGCTGCTTACGCAAGGCTGAAAAAGGATTTTGAGGATCGTCACCTCGGGCTGAGCAACGCGCACCGACCAATGATTCTCGAAATGGGACTGGACTGGAAGTCGATGGCGCTCAATGCGGAAGACAGTCAGTTCCTTGAGACCAGGAAATTCCAGCTGGAGGAAATATGCCGCCTGTTCCGGGTGCCGATGCACATGGTGCAGAACACTGACCGCTCGACGTTTAACAATATTGAAAACCTCGGCATGGGGTTTATCAATTATTCACTCGTTCCGTACATGACCCGCATTGAGCAGCGAATCAACATCGGGCTGGTGAAGGAATCAAAGCAGGGTGTGTACTACGCAAAATTCAATGCCGGCGCATTGCTGCGCGGGGATATGAAGTCGCGATTTGAGGCGTATTCAACAGGCATTAACTGGGGGATTTACTCACCAAATGACTGCCGGGAGCTTGAAGAACTTAACCCACGCGCAGGAGGAGATATTTACCTTACGCCAATGAACATGACGACGAAGCCGTCAGACAGCAGCAAGAACAAAACAACCGAGGAACAACATAATGCCGATGACTAAACAGCGGCTGGATATTCCGCTACAGCTAAAGTCTGTCAGCGACAGCGGGGAGTTTGAAGGCTATGGCTCTGTTTTTGGCGTAAAGGACAGCTACGATGATGTTGTTGTGCCAGGCGCTTTTTCGGCCTCCCTTCAGGCATGGAAAGAAAAGAATGCTCTCCCTGCATTACTCTGGCAGCACCGTATGGATGAGCCCATCGGTATTTACACTGAGATGAAAGAGGATGAGGTTGGCCTTTATGTTAAAGGCCGGTTACTTATTGATGACGACCCCCTTTCGAAACGCGCACACGCCCACATGAAGGCCGGTTCTTTAACCGGCCTTTCTATTGGTTACATGCTGAAAGACTGGGAGTACGACCGTGTTAAGGGCGTGTTCCTTCTCAAAGAGATCGACCTGTGGGAAGTCAGTCTCGTCACGTTTCCGTCGAACGATGAAGCGCGTGTAAGTGATGTCAAAAGCGCATTTTCCCGCGGAGAAATCCCTTCTCAAAAAAGTATTGAACGAGTCCTGCGCGATGTTGGGCTCTCACGCACCCAGGCTAAAGCATTCATGGCCGGGGGTTATAGCTCACTTTCACAGCGTGATGTTGATGAAGTGAGTACCGCACTGGATGCACTGAAAAACATCAAATTTTAATCAGGAGTTAATTATGTCAGTTGACGTTAAAGACGTAGAGCAGGTCGCGCAGGAACTGCAGGCGAAGTTTGATGCGTTCAAAGAAAAGAACGATAAGCGCCTGGAAGCAGTTGAACAGGAAAAGGGCAATCTGGCGGGGGAGGTTGAAACCTTAAACGGCAAGTTGTCTGAACTGGATGAGCTTAAATCTGCGCTGGAAGAGGAACTGAAGCAGGTTAAACGTCCAGCCGGTGGTCCTCAGAGCAAAGCCGCAAGCGAACATAAAACCGCTTTCATTGGCTTTATGCGCAAGGGTAAAGATGACGGGCTGCGCGAACTTGAACGCAAAGCTCTGCAGGTAGGTGTGGATGAAGATGGTGGCTATGCCGTGCCGGAAGAGCTGGATCGCACGATCCTTAATCTTCTGAAAGATGAAGTGGTGATGCGCCAGGAGGCGACAACCATCACAGTCGGCGGCGCTAACTATAAAAAACTGGTTAATCTCGGCGGTACGGCTTCCGGCTGGGTTGGTGAAACTGATGCCCGCCCGGAAACCGATGCGTCTAAACTCGGTCAGATTGAGCCGTTCATGGGAGAAATTTACGGTAACCCGCAGGCGACTCAAACCATGCTGGATGATGCCTTTTTCAATGTCGAAGACTGGATCAACAGCGAACTGGCAATTGAGTTTGCAGAGCAGGAAGAAATCGCCTTTACCAGCGGTAACGGGACGAAGAAGCCGAAAGGTTTTCTGGCATACGCTTCCACGCTTGATCCGGACAAGACTCGTGCATTTGGTACTCTCCAGCACATTCTCTCTGGCGCTGCGGCAGGCGTAACGGCTGATGCGATCATCAAACTGGTCTACACGCTGCGTAAAGTGCATCGTAATGGCGCTAAGTTCATGATGAACAACAACAGTCTGTTTGCTATCCGAATCCTGAAAGATTCAGAAGGCAACTACCTGTGGCGTCCTGGTCTGGAACTGGGTCAGCCTTCCTCTCTGGCCGGGTACGGTGTGGCAGAGAACGAACAGATGCCGGATATCGCTGCTGATGCTAAAGCAATTGCATTTGGCAATTTCAAGCGTGGTTACACCATTGTTGACCGCATCGGCACCCGCATTCTTCGTGACCCCTACACCAAAAAACCATTCGTTGGTTTCTACACCACCAAACGAACCGGGGGAATGCTGGTGGATTCTCAGGCCATTAAACTGCTGCAGATCGGCACTGGCGCTTAATTCTCTGGGGCTTCGGCCCCGATTTTTCGAGGTGATTTATGCCTGAATTATTGCGTGAACTTAAGTGGTCCCCAGATGGTTGTATTGTCGAATCCATTCCCGCAGGGGTGTATTCGGACGGTGAGCTACCTGTCCGCGCTGAGGAAATTGCTGCCGAACTTGGCATTATCAAATTTGGTAGTGGCGGTGTTCATGTTCCTGCAGAGCCAGAGCCAGAGCCAGAGCCAGAGCCAGCGGTAACAAAACGCGGGAAAACCAAATGAAGCCATCCATACAAGAGCTTCGCTACCAATGCCACATCGACAGTGATGACGATGCCGAAGATGTAATGCTGGAACTGTACCTTAATGCCTCTCTGAAACATGCCGAAAAAATTGTTAATCGCCATCTTTATGATGACGCTGTTCCGGAAGATGACCCGGATGGACTGGTCATTGATGATGATGTCAAACTGGCCCTGATGTTGCTGGTGTCGCACTGGTATGAGAACAGGGAACCCGTAAGCCATGACAGTGTTAATACTATTCCATTCGGTGTTGATGCGATTCTCAAACAGCACCGCAAAAGACCGGGAACGTAGGAGGGATTATGCAGGCAGGCCGCTTACGCCATCGCGTTACTATCCTGAACTTTACTTCTTTTCGCGATACGACAGGCCAGCCGGTTGAGGAGTGGCAGGAGGGAAAGACCATATGGGCGGAAGTGCTGGGTATCAGTGGTCGTGAGCAGTTGCAATCAGGAGCAGAAACGGCACAGGCAACAATTCGGGTGTGGATCCGTTTCCGGCGTGATGTGACTGCTGCGTCAAGATTAAAGGTGCTCACAGGACCATTTAAAGGCGCGGTACTGAATATCATCAGTCCCCCCATACCTGACAGTAAAGCCACCAGGCTGGAAATACTCTGTAAAAATGGAGCGGAAAAATGATTGATATCGGTCTGGATTTTTCTGGCCTTGAAGAGATATCCCGCGATCTGGAATTACTGAGTCGCGCCGAAAACAACAAAGTTCTGCGTGATGCCACTCGAGCTGGTGCTGAGGTTCTGAAAGATGAGGTGATAGTAAGAGCGCCTGAACGAACCGGCAAGCTGAAGAAAAACGTTGTGGTGCTGACGCAGCGATCACGTAAACGCGGTGATATTTCATCCGGTGTTCATATTCGTGGTCGAAACATGCGAACGGGTAACAGCGATAATTCAATGAAAGCCTCCGATCGACGTAACGCGTTTTACTGGCGATTTGTCGAAATGGGCACAGTGAATATGCCCCCACATCCTTTTGTCCGTCCTGCGTTTGATACCCGCGAAGAACTGGCGACGCAGGTTGCTATGAAACGCATGAACCAGGCCATTGATGAGGTGCTGAGTAAATGACGGAAGATGACCTTTATCTTTTGCTGAAGCCTCTGGCCGGTGGACAAGTTTATCCTTACGTTGCGCCGCTGGGTAGTGATGGCCAGCCCTCGATATCACCGCCATGGGTTATTTTTTCACTTATTTCTGATGTGACCGCTGATGTTCTTTGTGGGCAGGCCGAATCAGGGATATCGGT